CAGCGTATCTATAACTATGCTAACAGCGCATTTATTGAGAGCGCAGCTATTAGCCCTGAGCAACCTTATCTAATTGCCTCTGAGCAGATTGACCAGTATGAGGAGGAGTGGGAGACAGCGGGTGCTGAGTTACCTCCATACCTACGTTATAGGCATATTGATGGCGTACCCATGCCTCAGCGCGCTAATGCCCCTATGGCTAACCAAACACTTGTAGCGCAAATGTCTCAATCAGAGAATGATATTAGAGCTACGATGGGTGTTATTAATGTGGGTGGAATGCAGCAGCCTCAAGACATATCAGGCCGCAGCTTTATTGAGCAGATTAAGAATAATGATTTAGGTACGGTAGTATTTACGGATAACTTGAAGAAGTCTGTACAGTATTCAACAGAGATTATTAATAGCTTGCTTCCCGTAGCTTATGACTCAGAGCGAGTTGTAAGAGTAGTGGGTGAGGATGGCTCAACAGAAGAGATAGCCTTTAACAAGCAAGAGCGTAACGCTAATGGTGAGTGGGTAACAATGAACGACTTATCAAGTGGTAAGTATGACGTATTCTCCTCAGCAAGCCCTAGCTACATGAGTCAGCGTAATGAGTTAATGGAAACATTAAACAAGCTGTCAGCTAATGACCCTTCCTTTGCCGCAATGACAGCAGACTTTACCGCAAGCTTAATTGATGCGCCTTTTGCTGATAAGCTCCAAGAGCGAGTGCGCAAGCGCTTAATTCAACAAGGTATTGATGAGCCTACAGAGGAAGAAGCTGAGAAGTTTGGTATTAACCCTCAAGCTATGCAGCAACAGCAACAAGCGACAGAGCAAGCGAATCAGGCGTTCCTACAAGCTCAAGCACAACGCGAGCAAGCTGAGACTATGAAGATACAACAGCAAGCCGCCTCGGAAGCCGCTAAAGCTGATAAGTATGTATCTGAGAATCAGTCAGTCATGTTGGATAATGTTAAAAAGGCTATTGAGAATGTACAGTTAGCAATGCAATCAGGAATGACACCAAGCCCTAGTGACGCTATGATTATCTACGGTGCTAAAGAGATTGCTTTAGATGATATTGCAGACTCGATTGAAGATAGGCGCGAGCTTGAAGCTAACCTACAGCAGACCATAGGAATGATGCAGGCAGCACAACAACAGCAACAAACTCAACCTATTCAGCCGACTCCTGAGCAGAGTGTACAGATACAGCAGATGCAAGACTTACAGGGTGGTTACTAATTGTAGTGGCCTAACCCGCTCTCAATAAGCACTTTGAATGAGTATGCAGCATTGTAGCTTAGATTGTCTTTAGCCCAATCTACACACTCTTTATCGCCTCTAAATATGTCATCTAAGTGGTAGAGCGTCTTAATCTTCTGTTTTGAAGCGGTAAACCGTACAAGCCACATAGCATTTACCACATCATACTGGCATATAACGTAGTAATCAGGCATCGTTGCAGGTATGCTAAATTGTGATAGCTTTGCAAAGTTAATCATTTATACGCTCTTTAAGCGGGTTAGTTGATACTCTCATCTTTATTCAGCCGACTCCTGAGCAGAGTGTACAGGCTATTCAGTTTCAGGATATGACTAGCTAGTAGTATCTATGCTCTAGGTTGATTGCTACCCCTGCAATATCCATCGCTCTGTAGAAATCCTCAGTGCTAAACCAAATACAAGGCTCTGTGTCAGCCACCATGACTGCGCCTTGGTGTCGGGTATAGCTAGCTCCCTTGTTTTTTAGTAGGTAGTCAGCAATACCCATCACAGCTTGTGACTTTGTGTTTATCCGTTTAGCTCTCTCAATACGCTCTTTAAGCGGGTTAGTTGATACTCTCATCTTTACCCCCCCGACTTACTAAACACGATATTAAAATCTTCAAACTCAAGCTCTCTACCTTCAAACTGAGACTTAAGCTTTTTGTACTTTTCGTAATCGGTTTGCTCTTTAGCTACAAACCGCTCTGTTTTCTCCTGCTGTATTCTAGCTAGGCACTCAGCCTCAGTGATAAGCGTTAATCTTAGCATCTCTTTATGGGTTAGCGCCCTGCCTTTATCCACTTCAGGGCATCCATCATAATCGCCACAAAATACAATGTAGCTTTTATCTGTGAATGATATGGACATAGGCCATTCATCAGCGGCAAGCACCTTCTTTCCTACCATGTCACTTAGTTCTAATAATTTTCTCATACTTCCTCCTATTAATTTAAGCTAACCCTACCAAATAACCTCACTAACTACACATTAAATAATTGTATAGTTTTACCCACAAATAATGCTTGACTTCCTATTTTGTTACTTTCTGTAATCGGTGTTATAATGCGTGGTACAAACCGTAACATCTACTAATGGAGAGATTATGACAGATGTTAATGCCGCTGAAGGTACGGAAGAAGCTACTCAAGAGGTCGTACAGCCTCAGGCAGAAGTGGAAGCTAACCCTTCATCTGACTCAGCGCAAGAAGTCAGTGTCGAGAATACAGATACCTCGTTAAATGAATCTGATACTGCTGACTCAAAAGATGCCGGATGGTATGAAGAGCAGCTTAAACAGAAAAATGCTGAAAACAAACGTAGACGCGAAAAGCAAAAAGAGCTTAAAGCTGATAACGAGCGTTTAGCAAAGAAGCTTGAAGAATTAGAGTCTCAGACTCCAACTCTTGATGACGTAAACGGAGACCATGACCGTTTGGAAATGGCGAGACAGGTACACGCTGCGAAGCTTGCCAATGTTTCACTCCAGAAAGAAGATACGGATACTCAGTTACAGGATGTAGTTGACCCGATATCGGTGCAATATCAGACTCATTTAGATAAAGCGAATGAGCAGTACTTAGGTAAGTTAGACAGCTATTTCTCATCAGGCGGCACGGTTAAGCCGGAAGTCTTTAAAGAAAAAGCGGCCATTGTGAATGAGGTTTTAAAAGACCGCGACCCGATGGAGCAAGCTAAGATTATCGAAGAACTAGCGAGAGTAAACAACACTGCGGAGGCGGTGTTAAACCTAGCTGATAATGTGCAATTACGTTACGCGATTGCTAATGGCTCAATGTATGAGGCTTTGAGTGCTATCCATAAGGCTGAAAATAAGCCTAGGACAGCTTCTAATGCTCCTCCTCCTGTTGATGAGGTTAATGGTTCAGGTGGTATTCCACCAACTAAAGACCCCTCTGATATGAGTATGAGTGAGTATAAAGCCTATCGTGCCTCGATGAAGTAAGCATAACTTAATGAGACTAATATAATGGCTACTAATGCTTTTGAAAATACGGACTTAGTTGTTCGTGAAACCGTACAGAAGATGGAAAACTATCTTACCTGTGCAAACTACGTTGACCGTGGTTTAGAGGATGCTTTTACTGGTAAAGTTGGTGCATCTATCGAAAAACGTCGCCCTTACTACTTTGTTGCTACTGATGGTGCTGTTGCATCTGCAAGTGACATCGAAGAAGGCACTGTAACAATCACTGTTGATAAGCGTAAGAATATCGCTCTTGAAATCTCTAGTCAGGAATTGGCTTTAGATATTGATGACTCGCGTATTCAAAAACTTATTGACGCTGCTGCTCAAGAATTGGCGCAGAATGTTGAAACTTCAATTATGACTGAGGGCTATAAAGGCATCTACGGTTATTCTGATGAATCTTCAGGCTTAACTCTTGACGCTATTGCTGATGCAGACGCATACCTTGATGGTATCGGTGTATCAATGATGGACGCTCGCTACATGGTTGTGACTCCTGCTTCTAAGCGTGTTATTGCTAAAGATATTGCTACTGATTTTGCTTTCCCAAGCACTCAGACTGTATCAGACGCTATGAGACGTGCGAAAGTTGGCGAATACAGCAATGTAAACGTAATGCAAGGACAGTCTGTATCAACTCACACTTCTGGCGTTGCTACTGGTACTCCTTTAGTGAATGGTGCTTCTCAGAATGTTACTTACTCAGCGGCTAAAAACTCTTGGACACAATCTTTAATTACAGACGGCTGGACTAACTCAACTGCTGATATTTTGGTTGAAGGCGATACTTTCACAATCGCGGGTGTTTACGCAATCAACAAAGGTACTAAGGCGGCTCTTGCTGACCTACAATCTTTCGTTGTAACTGCTGATGTTGCCTCTGGTGCATCTACTGGCCCTGCTACATTGACTATTAGCCCTCCTATCATCTCTAGCGGAGCTTACCAAACTGTAAGTGCTGCTCCTGCTGATAACGCGGCAATCACTGTATTGTCTGGTGCTAGTCAATCACGCAAAGAAAACCTAGTTTTCAACAAAGACTGTATTAATCTAACTATGGTTGAGCTTCCTGCTATTAAGAAGGGTGCAATCTCTAGTTCTACAGTTGGCGACAAGACTACTGGTATTTCAGTACGTGTAACGCATGACTATGACTCTACGAATGACCTTATCCTAATGCGCTTTGACATCCTTTATGGTGTTACTGTGCAAGCTCCTTGGGCGGGTTATCGTTTAGCCACAGCGGTTTAATTACTTAAACCATGCTCATTCCTTTCGGGGAGTGGGCATTCTTAAGTGATTAACGGAGAGAGATGTGAAAGACTATTTAATGTGGGTTTACCACTACGAAGATCAGCCTAAAGTTATCAATTCCTCAGAGCTAGAAGCTCACTTAGAAAACGGGTGGAAAGAATCCCCTGCTGAGTTAGCCGGTACTTATGACCGATGGAAAGAAGCTCTAGGCGCTGAAGAGGGTGAAGAGATTCCACAGGGCGAGTTAAACGCTATTGGTAACGCTGTTGCTGATGTGTGTGAGATAACTAACTTTATGTTGAATGTTGATAAAGAGCGCTCCAAGAAAAAGATTATCAAGTTTTTAGATGAGCGTAATACTAAAGACACCCCTATTCATATTCCTGCTGAGGCTTCATTAAAAGAGCTTCGCAAAATCTGTCATGAGGTATTCGATTGAGTACACAGCAAGAGTTAATTGAGGATGCGTATGCTAACTTCGGTATTCTCGATGAAGAGACAGGGCTTGAGCCTACCCAGTTACGCAGAGCTTTACGGGAGCTTCATAGGCTTGTTGAGCGTCTGTTTGATGATGGTATCTCTATGTCTTACTACTTGTCTGATAATTTATCAGATGATACGGGCGTAACTTCATCAGAGGAAGAGGCTTTAATTGCTAACCTTTCTCTAAAGCTAATGTCTGTTTATGCAAACGATAGACAGCCCTCGGCTACCCTTGTTAATACAGCTAAGAATTCAGCGCGTACTCTGCGCAATCAGAAGAGCGCAAAGCCTGTAAGAGTTTATCCTAGCACGCTTCCTAGAGGCGGTGCGGGTGGTATCTCAGTTGGCGCTAATTACCCTACATTCTACTCAAATCGAGGCCGTTATCGTGTTGTATTAAGCAACAATGACCCTGTATTTGATGGCGATGGAAACCCTTTATACTTTGACAGCGAGACATTCTCATAATGACAACTTTATCTCAACTACCACAAGTTACTACCATGGCAAGCGGTGATACGTTTGTTATTAATGACGGCACTAAGCAGCGCGTTATCTCAAAGTCTGATTTAGAGGCTGTATTCACTGGTTTAGGTGGCTATTCTATTGAGCAAGTTACTCCTACTGCTGACTATACTTTAGCAACCACTTCAGCTAATGAAGTATGGGTTTATCTTGATGGTGACTCTTACGGTTTAACCATTCCTGATGATTCAACTATTGCTATCGGCACTAAGTACATTGTATTTAATACGCATCTGACGACTTACGGCACTCTTACTGTTGCGTCAGGCGCAACACTGTCTAATATTACTAGTGGCCAGAATGTCTTAAAGCCTAGTACAACAAACGAGGCTTACAGTGCAGCTATCTTTTATAAGACGGGTGCGAGTACTTGGGTTGCTTCAGGTGACATAGCAGGCGCGCCATAAGGAGGAAGTATGCAACTCCCTATAACGGGTGGTTTCTACTCTCTACCCTCTACAAGCGTCTCTAATCAACGATGTGTAAACTTATACACTCACATCGCTGAGGGCGCTAGTGAGACTCAGGAGCAGCTACAGGGCTTCTCAGGTATCAATGAGAACACTGATACAGGATTGGGCAAGACTCGCGGTGCAATTGTATTCCAGAATGAGCTTTATCGCGTAGACGGTAATAGCTTAGTAAGGATTACTCAGTTCGGTGTTGTTGATAACGTATCGGGTAGCGAGACTGTAACGGGTAACTCTCGATTATTCCTAGCTGAAAATGGCGAGTCTATTTGTATTGTTGACCCTTATGGTAATACATACTTCTATGACAAGACTAACGGCTTAGTTAAAAATATCAATGCTGACTTTCAAGCTTTAGAGGCTGAATATGGCAAGACTCGCTGTGTAACTTATCTTGATGGTTATTTTGTATTCAATACTGACAAGGTGTTGTTTCAATCCTCTTTGCCTAATGTAAACAAAGGCCAGAATTTTAACGCTTTAGAATTTGATGACGCTGACCAATTCCCTGACGACTTAGTATCTGTTGTTGCCTCGCAGGGTAACTTATATGCTTTCGGTGTTGACTCGTTTGAGATTTACCGCACAGCTTCAGGTACAACTACGGGCGATTTTGCTTTTACTCGTGTATCAACTCAGAATAATGAGCGCGGCTTAGTCGGTAGATATAACCTAATCAATGCGGATAGTGCTGTTTACTTCATCGGTGGCGGTAAGTTTGAAAGACCCTCGGTATGGGAGTTAAGAGGTGCGCAGTTAAATAAGATTTCTACGGATGCTGTTGACTCTCTTATTGAGGACTACGATAACGGCTTTGCTCTAGCGTGGAGTGAGCGTGGACAATTCTTTAGAGCTTTCACCTTTGATAAAACCACTCTAGTTTATAACGCTAGAACCTCTCGATGGTGTGAGATTCAAGAGAATAACTTTACTGAAGGTTGGCAAGTACAAACCATTAACAGGGTGTATGGTCGCCTATCAGCTTCTAATCTTACAGGTAAAGAAGGCACGTTAGACAAAGAGTACTTTACTTGGTTTGGTGATACTATTTTAGACTACTGCACTTCACAGCCTTTCGGCAATCAGCGTAAGCCTTTTGCAGTTCAGTGGCTTGAGGCTGTCTGTCAGTCAGGTGTGGGTACAGACACCCGTACTAATCCGACTATTGCAATGAGTTATTCGCGTGATGGTGGCGTAACCTTTGGCAATGAGCGTTATCGTGAGCTTGGGGCGCAAGGTGATAGGACTAAGCGTCAGAGATGGTATTTACTCGGAAGAATGGATGAAGATATTGTGCTAAAATTCTCTTTTAGTGAGCCTTGTCAAAAGACATTAATCGGGCTTGAGGCTTCAATTATATGAGTGCGGAGTTATTACCTACTCAGCGCGGCTCTATTACTTATCGTAATGGGGTTGCTGAGCAGGAAATGCAAGTCTGGATTGAAGAGATAACGGATTGCGTTAATACCTTCTCAGGCGGTGGCGTAAAGGTTACATGGGGTAACATTGAAGGCGACATAGAGAATCAAACAGATTTGATTGTATACCTCAATGATAATTACATTGGAATCGGTGATGCAGCGGGCGGTGACTTAACAGGCACTTACCCTAACCCTGAATTGATAGATGTAACGACAGCGGGCAGCCACACTAGGGCAAATATTGTTATAGACGCTAAGGGTAGAGTAAGAAGCGCAGAAGGGCAGCTATACTCAATAATTACCTCCGACTATGTTACAATGGGTTACGAGTATTTATACTTGCCACAAAAAGTAACAGTAAGGCTAAATGCTAATCCTTCCGAGAATGAAAGTGTATGGATTAAGTGGGTAAAGGGCGCGACTGTTAGCGGTAATGGTAAGAAGATTGATGGTCGGACTAGACTTAACTTTAGCAATGCTTATGGTGGTCGATGGTTTGACTATATATTAGCTAATGATGAGTGGGCGATAAGATAATGGCTTATCAAGGTGATGACTCAGAGTTTCAAACAGATTTGATTGAGACTAACAAAGAGATTTTAAAGGTACTAAAAGCGCTTCTGTATAACATTGAGCTGATTACAGACGCAGAAAACTCAATAGACAATATCGAGGATATTTAACATGGCTCAGGAAATTAGTTATCAAAATGACGCGACAGGTAGTGACGAGAGAGCAAGGGGTTCAGATAACCGCCTTAACGTATCATCACGCAGTGACTCTCGCTCTTATTATAATTCGCGCGACAACTCAGCGGCTTTCTCCCTATCATGGGATGATACCTCTAGTGCAGCGGGTGACTTTATTTTGTACTGGAAGAATACAGACGCAACAGGTAAGAAGCTTATCTTACATAAAGCCGTGCTTAACTCAGTAAATAACTGCTCTTTTAAGATTTGGACAGTAACGGGTACAGCGGCAGGTGCTACGGCTACTCCGGTGTGTTTAAACTTCTCAGCACCTCAAAGCGCTAATGCGACTTGTATCGAGGCAGCAGGCACGGCTATCACAGGTATCACTGCTGACTTGCTAATTGGTCACGAGGCTGCTGCTGCTTACTCTCCTGCTGAGTTTGATGATGATGACACAGTTATTGTCGGCCAAGATCAAGCAATTGCTATTGAGTATGAGCAAGGCACAACAGGCCGCACATGGGGCACGTTATACGGATTTTACGAATAAAGCATGGTTGATGTTAGTTTCTTAGGACATGACCAGAAAGGTGCTGATGCGCGTGTAAGTGTATACAGCCCTCAGAATGATTCTGGTCGGGCGGGCGACAATGGTTTTGTGGTTTACACTGACGACCGTTATCAGCGCTCTAATGAAACTAAGGTAGCTTTTAATGCCACTGAAGGCATCCAAATGGCTGTAGATGGCACTGCCACTGCTGCCATTACAGAGAACATCCATGACGGTAACGACAACTCTTATTGGACTGGTAATAATTTGTCTGGTGGGTCGTTTAACTTCTCATCGACTTTTTCTGCATCGGGGTGGCCTGCTGATGGCACTCAATCAATAGATGGTACAGGAACGAATAACAACTCAGAGGCAAGGATAGACAAAGGCTCTACATTGGATTTAACCCCTTACACGGCTTTAAGAGGTGCAATCTACTTAACAAGTTGGCCTACTAACGGCACAAAACAGGTGCTTATAGGGTTTCAAGACTCCTCTAATGTAGATTTAGGCGTAAGGGTGGACATTGGCTCATACATTAACACAGCGTCATTTAATGTTAGGCAGGACTTTGCCATACCTTTGTCGGATTTAGGGGTGGAGGGTTTAACAATACAGTCTATCGTATTAGACCCTGTTGATATTGGTGCAGGTCAAGCGCCTAACTTTTACCTTGATATTATTCGACTACAGGATGCAGGTGAGGGTGTTGAGTATTTGATAGAGCCTGATATTGGGACGACTTTTATTGTTAATCGCCTAACCATTCAAGTTGAGGATGTTTACACAGCTTCCGGTGCGGTGGGTAGTTTTGGTAAGTCGGGTTTCTTAGGTGAGTCAACTTTAGCAAATGGAATCATCCTAGGCCGCAGTGCTAATGGCGCTCCTATTCCTAATGTGAGTTTCGTGATTAACGACTTAAGAGACTGGATGCAGTTTCCACAAACCGTAGATATTACAAGCGGTAGCGATGGTACTAATACGTGGGTGCAGTTTTCGTCAGACTTTTCTGATAACGGTGGTATTCCATTAAATTCAAATGAGCGTGAGTCTATTACTCACAGGATACAAGACGACTTAACAGGTTTAGTAGATTTAAAAGTGTGGGCATCAGGTTATGCCCGAGGTGAATAGATTATGGGTTTTATAGGTTCATTAACAGGTAGCGATCAAGCTGATGCGGCTAAAGATGCTGCACAGATGCAAGCTGAGGCTGCGGATAGAGCAATACTAGAGCAGCAACAAGGCTTTGCTGATGTACAAGGTATGCAAAAACCTTACGCTGACATGAATCAGCTAGGGTGGAATAAATATCAAGACTTAGCATTAGGTCAGAATATCGAGCAAACCCCTTTATGGCAGAATATTCAATCTCAGCAAGAGGATGCTATCAACCGTATGGCTTATGGCAGCGGTAAAGGTGGCGGCACTCAGATGAAGAGATTAGCCGATGCTACTGCTCAGAATCAGTTAATGGCTAGAAACCAAATGTTAGGCGAGTATTCTACTTTAGGCCAAGCATCATCCCCTGCTACTAACTACCTCTCCCAAGCTCGTATGGGTTTAGCGGGTAATGTTGGCGAGTTAGGATTACAGCAAGCTAATGCTATGGCCGGTGGTCAGATTGGCGCGGCTAATGCTAGAGGTCAGGGCGTGTCTAATATGCTTCAAGGCGCTTTTGCACTTGCTCAACCTGCTGCGGCTTTTGCCGGTGGTGCTATGGGTGCTCAAGATGGTCAGCGTTGGCAAGGTGGATTTCAAGCACTGGGGAATGTGTAATGCCTTTAAATACTAATATACCGATGGGCGCTCAAGTGCCTAATATGGGCAAGTCTATCTCTGAAGGCTTACGTTTAGGTCAGCAGTTTATGGAAGCCCCTGTAAAGCGTAGAGCGATGCAGCAGCAAGAGAAAATGCGCAATATGCAAATGGAAGCGCTGACTCAAGAGCAGAAAGATAAAGAGGCTCTAAGATTGTTTGCATCTACGGGTGGTCAACCTGTGACAATGGAATCTTACATCGAGACAGTGGAGCTTTTAAAAGAGCGGGGCTTTCCTATTGATGAGGATGACATGGAAGCTAACGCCATGAATGTCGCGGGACTAAATAAAGATATTCAGATGGGCGCTAATCTTTACAAGCAGCAGCAAGCGTTGACAGGTGGTGGCCGCTCAGCTATTAAAGGGGTAGAGGGTGACATTACATTTAGGGATGAAGAGGGAAATATCTTTTCTCAGCAAACATTCCTAGACCCTAATACACAGCAAACTAAAGCTGTATTGACTGACGTTTCAGGTAGAGGTGTTGAGCCTGTAGGCAAGTTAAACCCTGTATCAACAATGGGGCAGACTATTGCCGATGAGACTAAGAGTGCGGCAGAGAGGGCGGCTGCAATAGCGGGGGCTAAATCCCTTGCTGAGTACGCGGCTAAACTAGAGAAAGAGCCTGAACTAGCTGCTAGGCTTGAGGCTGCAAAAAACTACGCAAAAACACAGGCTGACGAGGGTTCTTTGTTAGACAGAATGGAGGCAAACCTGCCAACAATTATGGACACGGTAGAAACTCTTGAAGGGCTTGCTGATACAGCTACCTATACAGGCGTGGGTAGAGTGTTTAACGGCCTAGTAAAAGAGTTAGGCTTACCTCAACCAAGGGGGGCTGATGCTAGGGCTGAGTATATTGCAACAGTAAGAAACGCGCTATTGCCATTATTGCGCGCTACGTTTGGCTCTGCATTCACAGAGAAGGAAGGCGATAAGCTTCTTGAGACTTTAGGTGATGTCAACTCAACACCATCACAGAAGAAGTCAGAGTTAAGAGCGTTTGTGGTAAATAAAGAGCGTGAGATTAGGACTCAAAAAAGGGTTGTGAATAGGGCGGAGAGGCGCGTAGGTGGTGCAATAGGTGAGGTTGATGATATTGATTCTGAAATTCTCATGCTAGAAGCTGAAACGGGGATGGGGCAATAATGGCTGATGAACAGGTTGCTAAATTAAAAAGACTTGCAGAGTTATATAAGCAAAAGGGTGAAAAAGAGAAGTATAGGAATACTCTTTTAGCTATTAAAGATGCTCAATCTAAGTCTGCTGTTGAGCCTGAAGGTGGTGATACTTTAGCGCAAAAACTAACATCCCCTCTTGAGGTGGGTGCAGCTGCTGTTACAGAGCTTCCTGCTAGAGTCTTAAGTGGTATCGGTGGTGTTGCTTCTGCTCCGTTTGTAGGGGTAAACAAAGCTTTAGATATTCAAAAAGATATTTATTCAGAACTAGCATGGCCTGTAAAATCTCAAATGGGGCAAGACTTTGTGCAAGGTGTTGGAAGTCTTCCGTTAGTTGAGGAATTAGGCCAAGGCGTAGAGTCTTACAAAGCAGGCACTGAAGAGGGTGCTAATACTATCCTTGAGTACACAGGCAGCCCTGCCATAGCTACAGCTTACAAGTCGATAGCCGATGCTTTCCCTGAGGTAGCTGAATTATTATTATTCAAATCGGGCGCGGCTAAAGCAGGTCAGTTTGGAGGTATAAAGCCACAACCACAGCCAGTACCAAGGCAAGAGCCTGTAATGCGTGATGTGGATATTGATGCTGAGGCAGAGTCTACCCCTATTCAAATCGAGAAAGCTGTAGATGCGGTATCAGGTAAAGATGTTGAGAGTGCTATTGAGCAAGTGCAGCCTGAAGGTAGAATTGTTGAGGCAAGTCAGAGACAGTCATTCCCATTAACCCCTGACCAATACTCACAGAATGCTGCTTTTATTGAGGTGGCTCAAGCGACTAAGAGTGCTGACCCGACTAAACGTGCTGAAGAAATTGAGTCTATCTCTAGGCTAGAGAGAGAGGTTAATAAGCTGAAAAAAGATACTGGCGGTTACTCTGATGTGGCTGCTGCTAACTCTGCGTTGGCTAGTCGTTATAACAAGATGATTAACAAGATAGGCGCTAGAGAAAAGACTGCTTACAATAAGGTGCGCGATTCAATCGAGAATGCAGAAACCCCATACATTGCCACTCCTAACAATTTGTATGAGTTAGTGCAAAACAAGATTAAAGAGGTTGGATATAATAATCGCGGTGAGCCTAACTTAAGTGGCGCATGGATGGATATGTACCGCAAGCTAGAAGATAATCGCCCATTAGATAAAGATGGTCGCCCTGTTGGGCATCCTGAATTGAGTTACGGCTTGATTGAGGATTTAAGAAAAGATATTGGCTCAGGGTATAAGAAAACAGGTACATTTAAAGATGCTGACTCTGCACAATTAGATGCTTTCTATTCTGCTTTAGCTAAAGACCAAATGGCGGGTGCTAAGGCTTATGGCGTGGATGCTGATTTAGAGTTAGCGCATAGAATGACGCAGCAGCGCAAAGCTATTGAAGATAATGTAACTAACTTTAAAACCTTAATGGATAAAGATGGAAACATTACAGATATGGCATTTATGGATAAGATGCAGAAGGCTATGAGTTCAGCGGCTAGTGGCAATCTAATTCCCTTCGCTGAGATGATTGATGCTGTGCCTTATAACATGAGGGAGAAGATTATCCTTTCTGCTATTGACCCTTTTGTATCCAGTAAGGCGATTAAAACGGGTGAGACTACCGGCAGAATGGCTGACATTTCTAAGGCTTTGAATAAAAACAAGCAAGCTAAGGCTAAGATTTACAAGCACCTAAGCCCTGAGCGCAGAATTATACTTGATGACTTGTTTACTATTTCTGAAGGTATTTATCGCTCGGCTAATCGACAGAATGCGTCTAAGACAGCGCGTGATGTTATGCGTCAAATGGATAGTAAATTTGATGAGTTAATTAAGGTGTTTGGTACAAGTGCTGAGGGTGCGGCTATGGTTGACCCTTCCATGATGGCTACAACAGCAGCGGCTAGTACAAGGCTTGCACAGAAAGCAATGAACAGTAAGAAGTCTACTATTAACAAGGCTACTAAAATGCTTAATTCAGATGCGTTCAAGCAGTCTATGGATGCTTACCTAAATGGCAAGAAAGTTAGAGCGCAGAATAAATTAATTCAGACTAAAGAGTATCAAGATTGGGTTAAATCTCTAACGAATAAAGCAGACCAGAAAAAGCTCGATGACTTAGGTTTTTTTGCTTGGTGGCTAGGCACTCCTGAGACTGAGATAAAAGATGACAACTCAGGTCGAGTCAAAGAACTACGCGAGAAGCTAGGACTATAATGGCTAAACTCCTATCAGAAGCTACTCAGGCAATAGCCCCGCGTCTAGGCTTAAAAGCTTATCATGGCACTCCTCATAAAGTAGATAAATTCGCTATGTCTAAGATAGGCACAGGTGAGGGCGCACAGGCTTATGGGCATGGGTTGTATTTTGCAGAAAATCCTAATGTTGCTGTTGATTATCAGGAAAAGTTAGCTAGTACGGGATTGAAAACCGGAAAGGGTGAGAGGTTTGAGCCGCACGATAATCTAGAGCATATAAATGTTAGGGCTAAGTTACAGAAAGCTAATGGAGATATTGATGCTGTATTGCCTGAGCTTAGAAAAATGCTATCAGAGAGTACGGCGCCACAAGCAACAAAGGATATGCTCGCAAGAGATATTGCTAAACTTGAGGGTATTAAATTATCACAAGGCGGCTTATCTAGGGATGGCGGCAACCTCTACCAAGTAAACCTAAACGTACAAGAAGAAGATTTACTAGACTGGGATGCTCCTTTGAGTGAGCAGAGCGATGTCATTCAAAAGAAATTAGCGCCTATAGTTGAATACTTAGAGTCTAGGCCGTTAGGCGACCAAGCAAGAGAGAAGATTGCTAGTAAATCAATACTAGGCTCAGATATTGAAAAGATTTTAACGGGTGAGTTGTCGCTAGAGCATGGCGTTGATATTGCTGAAGCTAAAACCATATTTTCAGATGCTTTAAACATTGAGGGCATCAAAGGCATTAAATACCAAGACCAGATGAGCCGAGGCGCAGAAGGCGGCACAAGAAACTTCGTCATATTCGATGAAGATGTAATACAAATAGCTAAAGAAAACGGCATACCTTGGGAGGAAGTTGAAAAGGTAGCTAAGGCGCAAGGAATAAGCCCTAAACAAGCTTTATCAGTCATGCTAGGTGGTAGTGTAGCTTTTGGCGCTATGACTCCAGAGGAAGCTCAGGCAGGTGTAGGCAGTAAGTTAGCAATGGACTATGCCTCTAGGATGAAGAGGGCTGACGAGTCTTTTATAAACACTAGGCAGGGCAAATATCACGGCACAGGCAGTGTCTCAGATTTTGATGAGTTTAAGCCTGAAATGACAGGGCAGGGCGCTGACCAATATGGCGCAGGTTTTTATGTTACAACTAGCCCACATGAGGCTAGTGGTTATGCAATGGACTCCCATAGGGGGCAAGGTAAATTCCAAAGCCAAAGCAAAGGCGTTTTGCCGCTATTTACTAGGGATGAAAACTTACTAGAAATCAGCAACAAAGACGCAAGGCATTTAGGCGACATTTTTAGCTTAAATCAAGAGCAGGTTAGAGGGATGCTAGATAAAGCCTCTGCGTTAAAGCGCGGGGTTGATGACGAGGATATGAACCCTTTAGGCGATTATTTTGAGTCGTTTTGGAGTGGTGGCGCGGAAGACTGGATGCTTGATGATTTAGCGGTGCAGTATGCCGGAAGAAATCCAGAGGAATTAATGGATTTATTTGACAATCCTGAAGAGTGGCTAGAGGCTATGAGTGAAGCCACGGGGTTTGACGGTGTAAAAGTTACTTTTGATGACGGCTTAGCTCACGAAATACATTGGAAGCCTGAAAATCTTCGGTCTCAATTCGCTGAGTTTAACCCTAGTAATATGAAGTCTGGAAAGCTACTAGGCGCAGCAGACCCTCAAGCCCTATCGGTATTAGGCGCGGCAGGATTAACAGGCGCAGGTTTAGCCCCTCAAGTAAATGAGTTAAGAGAGTTATTTACACTAGCAGAGCAGGATGGTGATGAAGAATTAATGCTATCCACTCTCGAAAGGTTAAATCAATTCGCTGCACAGAATGAAAGCACATTAGACAGAGGCGCTTTAGCACAGGCCGGACAAGGTTTAGCTACAGATACAATTAAGGCCACCCCTTTCAGCTCTCAGGAGTGGTTAGCGGGCAAGATAGACGACACAGGCTTGCTAGACGATACGCCTTTAAAATACCTCGCTCCCGACCCTAGAGAAGCTCTCAGGCTAGGTCGTGATATTAACCGAGGCGATGTACAAGAAGGCACAGGATTAGGAAGGGCTGCAATAGGTGGTTTAGAGTTAGTGCCTGATGCTGCTTTACCTTATCTGTTTAAAGCCGCGCCTTTTGGTATAATGGGTTTAGGATTAACGGGAAGTACAGAATCACAAGCCGCAAACAGAATGAATGACTTAAGACTAGGACAGAAATAATGGCACAATTACTATCACAAAACTGGATGCAGCAATTTCAGGATGCTAACGGCTTACTTGTAGGCGGGACAGTTACATTCTATCAAGCGGGTAGCACGACTATTAAGCAAACTATCTACTCTGATTCTGGTGCAACTACTCCACTATCTAACCCTCAGACTCTAGGCAGTCTAGGTGAGTTAGCCAACCCTATCTACTTAAATGGCACTTATAACATTGTCATTAAAGATTCTAACGGAATTTCTAACCTGCCTAACTTTGATAACTTTGACGCTACAACAGCGAGTAGAAGTGTTACGGACTGGATAGAAGAGGCTCAAGACGCTAAAGCGGTGTTAGGTGGATGGGCTACAGTACAGCCATTAGTGACTATTGCAGTCGGTGATGTTGTTATAGGTGAGGGCGATGGTGCGTTGTATAAATTAACGGGCAGCCCCTTAGTTGACCCTGAAGCCGATACTTACGATGGAAACGGTGTAGGCTCTGAGTGGATTAACCTAGATACCTCTAACGCTCCTGTTAAGACTGCTAGTATTACAAACCTTCAAACTCAAATCACAGCATTAAGCGATTCAGTCAACTCAGAGGGCTATTTTTACGGCTTAGGGCTAGATAATGGCTCTGTTGCTACTCGTTACCTCGACATTGAAACGGGAACGGCTCAAGACTCTACAGGCGTTTATAGAATGTCAGCGGGTACGGCTTTCACTAAGATTCTAGTCAATGCCGGTTTAACAGGTGGTGAAGATTGGGCGGCAGGTACAAGTCAAGGTGGCTTCCCTGATAACCTAACAATGACAGCCTCTACATGGTATCCAGTATTTATGATTGGTAAGCAAGCCGATGCTTCTGATGTAGACTATGGTATTGATACCTCTTTAACAGCTACCAACCTTTTAAACGGTACTAACGCGGGTGCTGAGGGTTTCGATATTTATAGGCAAATCGGCTATGTTTATATCAACGCTTCTTTTCAGGTTGTTGAGTTTACTCGTATCGATAACACTTTCTTTTGGAATGTTGCTACTCTCGATTATGACCAACAATTAGGAGCTACCACGGCTCAATTAGTTGATGTGCAATGCCCTCCTAACACTCTAGGTTTGATTAACGTAGCGGTTAAGGATGATGCTGATACCGTGGGCGCTTCCTCTTTCCTATTAGCTACCGGAACAGCTATGGTAGACACAACGCCTAGCGCAACAGCTAACTCAATCAAGTACATTAAGAATACGGGTACATTTACCTCAACCGAGTCAGCACAATTGCAACTGCCTGTTGATGGAAGCTCTCAGATTAGAGTGCGCGGTGATTTATCGGGTATCAATGTGCAAGTGTGGTCAACAGGGTTTATCTATAACCCGTAACGGAATAAGCCGCCCCATCCTCGGATTTCCCTCTCCTCCTTTGCTGAGGGTGGGGTTAGGCTTTAAACTCCTATTCTCTTTTCCTGCTCTCTAACCCTCTCAGAAAGCTCTATAATCATTTCTTCTAATTCAGGCCGGTAAAACTTATGCGTTTTATGTTTAGCCATTTCTAGCTCCTCCACAAATTCCTCGCCATACATATCAACCATGTATCTGCGATAATCAAGCACAACGGATGACTTGTATTTCATGCCAAACCCATTACACCCCTTGCATTGAGGGTTCACGTTTTCCTCCATAAGCTTAGTGGCTTTTACGCCCCTTTCGATGAAATGCCCACCATCCATCTTCTTAAAGTGATCTACCTTGCCGCAGGTTACACAAGAGCAATACCCGTTATCATCGGATGCCTTTAGCCTAACTAATCGCTGTAAGAGCGTTGCAGCCTTATCTGTGAGCTTTCCTATTGATAGTGCCTTGGGCTTCTTTTTCTTCTTAGGCTTTATCTTCTTAACCTTCTGCAAGGCTTTTGCACAGTCAGTCGAGCAAGCTTTATCGGTAGACTTGAAGGGCTGAAATTCAGAGTCGCAGTGTTGGCATTTTTTAGTTTTACCTCCCACGAAAAACACCCCTATAAGCAATGGTAAGCCAATCAACGTTAGCCCCGAATAGGGATTTACGTCTAGGTCGCGTCATTGTAAAAGCCTCACCCTCTAGGCTGCGTATTGTGTTATCTGCATAATCAGACATTATTTTTATCTGCCTTAAATTATCCATAATGACTACCTGAATAGGTGTAGGTATATCATTCCAACAATAATATAAATCATCAGAGAGCAAATCACCAACATCATAGACATGGCAAGGCATTTCCGCCACGCCGCGCCTATTCTTATTAATCTTCATCTCTCGCTCCCAAAATACTTATCCAGTTTATTCAAGCTATCATACGAAACATTATACGAAATCTTCTTACTATTAGTACAAACCCCTAACCCTACTTCTGTAACCTTGCCACCTTTAGCCTCATACTCATCCATCTGGGACTGTATTTCTTCCCTTTGTTTATTCTTGTTTTTGAGTATTCCTATTTCTCTCATAATTCGCGTACTCTGTCAGCCAAACGATTAGCCCGTAAACTTGTCTGCCTAGCCCACTTACTATCTAAAAGCTCCTCAGCGGCCTTCTCATAGTCTTTCGCCTCCATCGCAGCTAGAGCCTTCTTAAACTTTAATAGCCCTGATACGCCTAGCTGATAGCCCATTGAGCATAATACATTCTGTAATTCAGGTGGTGCAGTTTTATAAAAAGCTAAATTTCTCTGCAATGCCACGTCAAGCTTCTTAAGCCTATGCAATACAATTAGCTTTGACTCCTCCTCAGTAATACCTGCATCTAGGTTAATACCGTGACCGACTGTTAGGTAATCCTCTGTACATCGGTAGGGTTTCTCTCTAAAGCCTTCGTCTAAAAGAATTTGGGCTAGGTCGTAGTTAAAGTTTTTCATTTTACCTCCTGCCTGTATATGTCGATAAATCAAGATATAAGGGCGTAGTGTCTATAAGTGCTGTGTTATGCGCCCTCAGTTCTGTTGCCTTTTATCTTCAATATCCAAGGTGTCGCATTTGAAATAGCGGCATCGTCAGAAAATGATAGGTTTGCAACATCCATAATTTCATATAGCAACCCATGCTTTAACATATCTCGCTGTTGGCTAACTGAGGGGTGGTGTTTATCTGGTGGCAAATACCGTTCGATAGCATCAAGCATCCAAGCCACTTGATCGCAATTTAAATCACGCATAACAACTGGGTCAACGCGACCGCCTAACTCTGTGTTTGCTTCTATTTCATCATTATTTGCTGTCATTGTGTTAATCCTTATCTCTGTTTATTTATCGGCGGCTCGTTACCCAAAGGTTATGTGTCTTACAGAACAATATGGCCGTCTGCTTTAGCCCAAGCAGTTAGTTTTTCATTATATTCGTTCTGCATTTCATTCATCTTAATGATGTATTCGTTTGTATATTTAGTTTTGTCATTGTCTGCATTATATTTAGCTAGTTCTTCAAACTTACCTTCCCAAAATTCCATAATCACCCTCCAATTAAAATAAACCACATAACAAGGCGCATCAATCGGACTGCAAAGACACGCAGCCGTTGTGCTTGGGGGTTATACGTCACTCAATTTATAACACCCAACCGTACAACTCTCACCAAACCGATTATTAACCTTCTTACCTAGATTAACAATCTCATAGCCTTTCTTGCGCAGTTGATACACGCAGTCTGCTAGTCGGTAAATACCTAGATTCTCCCATGATTCGAGAGGGGTTATAGTGCTGCCTGTTTTTAGGTGTTCTAGTAATCTTTGTGCTTGTGTCATTTTATTTCTCCTTTATTCAATAGCTGCCGCAATTATAGCGACAATAGATGAAATCATTACAGAGATAATAACGGGAAAATAACCAAGGGTTATAAACCACCAGTTTTCAGGAGTAAGCCCCCACCCATAAATCATGGAGGCAATACTTAGCGGGACAGTTATAAGCAAGATTATTACTTGCAGAAACATAGCGGCCATTACCAAGCCCTCGCGTCAACACCATTAAACGGAATATCCATGTCGAAGTCACCGCCACCACCATTAGGCACAGGAGGAGCTTGCGGACTTTGCTGCTGATTATTAGCCTGACCATACTGCCCCTGACTAGCCGGTTTATCGCCGATTAAATCAATCTTATCTACAGAAACCTTCACAGCAGATTTATTCTCACCTGCTTGATTCTGCCATTGCTCAAGTGTCATCTCACCTGATACAGCTACCTTAGTACCCTTAACCAAGTATTGAATTAAGTTACCCTCAGCTCTCTTACCAAACAACGCACAGCGTACCCAAGTCGTCTTTTTATTATCGCCAAACCCTGATGATACCGCTACAGGGAATGATGCTACAGTAGTGCCACCTTGCGTCTGCTTAACCTCAACATCAGCGCCTAGGTTTCCATTAAAAGTAAATACGTTCATTGTTTGTCTCCTACTGAATTTGAATTTTAAACACGTTATCTTTGCTTTCAGGTGTAGCTATAATGCTTTCAATCTCACACTCAAAATAATTAACAATGTTCTTAGCGTTACAAAATGCTTCATACAAAAAACCATCTAAGTCTACATCCATTCCGTCTGGAATCTCTCTACTGCCGTCACGTCTAGCTACACACATTTCGCCCTCGTGAAACCAAACACGAACAGGTACTTTTTCATTTAAATCAATCATTACACATCTCCTCGTTTTGTTAAAAGTTTAATATTAAAATCCTTCATATACCCTAGCACTTCCTTACTTAGTTTTGCAGAGTCTACCGCATATTCTAAAGCTGTGTGCTGAGTATTAGCCTCGCCTTTCCATGTAAAGAAAATGCTATTGCTGTACTCTAATTCTACTAGCCATCTATTCACCTGAAACCCTCACTCTAACGTCTTTCTCTACTGAATTTCTAACTACCATCATACGATAAGTAAAACTAAAGCCGTTAATATCTGCCCACTCTTTAATGTCGGTTTCTTTAACGCCTCTCCACTCATCACTCTCAAATCTTGAGGGTAAAGCATACACAGCACAGTCGGCCTTGTATACCATATCTTGTTGGTAACTTGTCACAGGAACTAAAGTAATCATCCCCTGAGGTGTTGTAACGTCATATACTTTTTGATTATTCATTTACTTCCCCTAAAAAATCGTCTGTAATTTTATTTATTAAGCAACCAACAGAAACACTTCTATCGTCACTAATTGTACTGATATGGCCGTAATAATTAACCATAGCGTTAGGGTAATCCTCTCTTAACTTCTTATATGCGTCAATAGATAAATCCGATAATTTATACCACTCATTAACAAAAGACTCAGTATCATTCCAGGCATCCTCACCAAGCACATAAATACTAAGCGACTTCTTAAGCTCACCACGCAAATACTCCTTAGCTACCTTAGTTTGTACAGATTTAAACAAATCCTCCTTACTTGGCATATCAATAACACTCTTAGGCGTTACCTCAACTTCAGGAATATACTCACCCTGCTCAGTTTCAACAGGC